CGGCTTGCTCGATCGCCTCGAGGAGAGGGTGGTGGGCGGTAGTGGCATCGGCGTGGAACCGCTGCCGCTGCGCCTGGATGGCTCGGTGCATGCCGAGTTGGCCATGGAAATCCGCAGTGCGTGGGCCGAGTGGTCACTCTCGCCGGAGACCTCTGGTGAGCTGACGCGGCCCCAGGTAGAGCGGCTGATGTGCCGCACTTGGTTGCGCGATGGCGAGGGCTTGGCGCAGAAGTTGATGGGACGAGTCCCGAACTACACGTTTGCCACGTCGGTGCCTTTTGCCCTGGAGCTGCTGGAGCCCGACTACTTGCCCTTCAGCTACAACAACCTGTCGAAAGGCATTGTCCAGGGTATCGAGCGTGACACCTGGCGCCGGAAAAGGGCCTATCACCTGCTCAAGGATCACCCCGGCAACCTGCAGACGCTGGGCGGCAGCCTGGCGGTGAAGCGCGTCGAAGCGGAACGGATCATCCACATCGCCTACCGCAAGCGGATCGGCCAGAACCGAGGCGTGCCGATGTTGCACGCAGTGCTGATCCGCCTTGCCGACTTGAAGGACTACGAGGAGAGCGAGCGGGTGGCGGCGCGCATCAGTGCTGCCCTGGCGATGTATATCAAGAAGGGTAACCCCGACAGCTACACGGTGGAGCCCGGGAAGGACCGGAAGAACCGAACGATCCCCATCGCCCCCGGCATGGTCTTCGACGACCTCGAGCCAGGTGAAGACGTCGGGATGATCGAGAGCAACCGGCCGAACCCCTTCCTTGAAGGTTTCCGCAACGGCCAACTGCGGATGATCGGCGCTGGCACTCGCAGCACCTACTCCTCGGTGTCCAGGGCCTACGACGGCACCTACTCGGCACAGCGCCAGGAACTGGTCGAGGGCTGGCTGGGCTACGACCTGTTGCAGCACGAGTTCATCGACTACTGGTGCCGGCCTGTCTATCGGTCCTGGCTGCAGATGTACCTGTTGGCTCGGAAGGAGCGCCTGCCCGCCGACGTTGATCACCGCACTCTCTACGCGGCGGTCTACCAGGGGCCGGTCATGCCATGGATTAACCCGATGCATGAGGCCAACGCATGGGAGTTGCTGGTCAAGGCCGGCTTCGCCGATGAGGCGGAAGTTGCCCGCGCTCGTGGTCGAGATCCGCGCGAGCTGAAGAAGTCGCGTGAGACGGAGATCAAGGCGAACCGGGCAGCCGGCCTGGTCTTCAGTTCGGATGCCTACCACCAACTGGTCAAGTCCGGGATGGACCCGGTTGAGGCGGTGCAGAAGGTGTACCTGGGCGTCGGGAAGATGCTTACCGCCGACGAGGCTCGCGAGCTCGTCAACAGATACGGCGCCGGCCTACCCGTGCCTGGGCCGGATTTCCCCAACGAGAGCAACAATGGAGGCGCCGATGGGCAGCCATCAAACCCTGATCCATAAAAGCCTGATGCTGCCGATGGCGGCGGCGTTGACTGAGGCCAACGCCCCGCATGAGACCTGGTACAGCATCAAGGCTGCCGGTCGCGGCGTCGCCGAGGTGCTGTTGTACGACGAGATCGGCGTCTGGGGCATCACCGCGCTGCAGTTCGCTCGAGACCTCAAGGCAATGGGCGACCTGAACAAGATCAGCCTGCACATCCACTCCCCGGGCGGCGACGTCTTCGAGGGGACGGCGATCTATAACCTGCTGCGCAACCACCCGGCCAGCGTCGACGTGTACATCGATGGCTTGGCGGCCTCGATGGCCTCGGTCATCGCCATGGCCGGCGACACCATCTACATGCCCGAGAACGCCATGATGATGGTGCATAAGCCCTGGGGCATCCAGGGCGGCGATGCGGACGACATGCGCCGCTATGCCGAACTGCTCGACAAGGTCGAGGACACCCTGGTCATGGCCTACGCCAACAAGACCGGGAAGTCCGCCGACGACATCAAGGCGCTCCTCAAGGAGGAGACCTGGATGAATGGCCGAGAGGCCGTCGCTGCCGGTTTCGCCGACCAGCTCACTGAGCCGCTGCAAGCGGCCGCTCACCTTTCCTCCAAACGCATGCAGGAGTTCGCCCACATGCCCGAAGCTCTGAAAACTCTACTGGCCCCGCGCGCCCAGACCCCCGCCGCGCCGACCAACACTCCCGCGCCGACTCCGGCACCGGCCGCGCCGGCGGCTCCCGTGGCCGCCGCCCCAACCGAGGCCGATATTCGCGCCCGCATCCTCGCCGAGGAATCTGGTCGCCGCAGCGCAATCACTGCTGCCTTCGGCGCGTTTGCCAGCGGCCACGCCGAACTGCTTGCCACCTGCCTGAACGACATGACCATCACCGTCGACCAGGCACGCGAGAAGCTGCTGGCTGCCATTGGCGCCGATACCAAGCCGACCGCCACCCCTGGCGCTGGCGCCCACATCCATGCCGGCAACGGCAACCTGGTGGGCGACTCGGTGCGCGCGAGCGTGCTGGCCCGCATCGGTCGCGGCGAGCGCCAGGCCGATAACGCCTACAACGGCATGACGCTCCGCGAACTGGCCCGTGCCTCGCTGGTCGATCGCGGGATCGGCGTGGCCTCGCTCAACGCCCCACAAATGGTCGGCTTGGCCTTCACCCACACTTCCAGCGACTTCGGCCTGATCCTTCTGGACGTCGCCAACAAGTCGGTGCTGGCGGGCTGGGAAGAGGCCGAAGAAACCTTCCCGCTGTGGACCAAGCCCGGCATTCTCACTGACTTCAAGCCGGCGCGCCGCGTCGGGCTGGGCGAGTTTTCCTCGCTGCGTCAGGTGCGTGAGGGCGCCGAGTACAAGTACGTCACCCTTGGCGAGCGCGGCGAGCAGATCATCCTGGCTACCTACGGAGAGCTGTACAGCATCACCCGTCAGGCGATCATCAACGACGACCTGCAGATGCTCTCGGATATCCCGTTCAAGCTGGGCCAGGCGGCCAAGGCCACCATCGGCGACCTGGTCTATGCGGTTCTGACCGGTAACCCGGCGATGAGCGATGGCAAGGCCCTGTTCCATGCCGACCACAGCAACCTGCTCACTGGCGCGGCTTCGGCGCTTTCCATCGACAGCCTGAGCAAGGCCAAGACGCAGATGGCAACCCAGAAAGCCCAGGTAGAGAAGGGCAAGGGGCGCCCCCTCAACATCCGGCCGGGCTTCGTTCTGACTCCGGTGGCACTCGAGGACAAGGCCAACCAGATCATCAACTCCGAGTCCGTGCCGGGCGCCGACGTCAATAGCGGCATCGTTAACCCGATTCGCGCATTCGCGCAGGTGATCGGCGAGCCGCGCCTGGACGATGCCTCGGCGACCGCCTGGTACATGGCTGCCAAGAAAGGCTCTGACACCATCGAAGTGGCCTACCTGGACGGCGTCGATACCCCGTACCTGGAGCAACAGGAAGGCTTCACTGTCGACGGCGTGGCCAGCAAGGTGCGCATCGACGCCGGCGTGGCGCCGCTGGACTTCCGCGGCCTGCAGAAATCCAACGGCGCCTGATCGGTGCCAACTCCCGAGCCCCGCACCTAGCGGGGCTTTCTGTTTCTGCCATTAGGAGAATCAACCATGGCGAAGAACTATGTGGAGGACGGCAACGTCCTGACTCTCATTGCGCCCGCTGACGGCGTTCAGTCCGGCGTACCTGCGGTGATCGGAGACCTGGTGGTGGTGCCGCTGGTAGATGCCGCCGCGGGCGAGCCGTTCGCCGGAAAAACTGGCGGCGTCTGGAGCCTGCCTGCTGCCGCTGGCCTGACCCAGGGTGCCAAGTGCAGCGTGCTCGATGGGGAGCTGGTAGCTGCTACCACTGCCGACTCGGTGGCGTTCGGCAAGATCACCGAGCCCACCGTTGACGGCTTCGCGTCGGCGATGCTGATCCAACAATGAGCGCGCCGGGCCGTTTTGGCCGGCTGATCCAACGGCTCCACGAGCGTGGGCAAGAGCGGCTATCTGATGCCGTGGGCGAGTTCCGCGGCATCGGCCGCCCCCCGATCAAGGGGATACCTCTGCAGGTCGATCGAAACCTCAGTTACGACGGACCTGATGGGGTTTTCATCACGGACAAGGTTGGGATCAGTTGGCTGGCGAAGGATGTTCCCACGGCATCGCGTGGCGACCTCTTCGTTATCGGGTCGTCGCGCTATCTCGTCGAAAAGCTCATTGCGAACGACGGTTGGTTGCTGACGGCAGCAACGATCGAGGAGGAAGCATGAAGCCGAACGTGCTCACGATCGGCCGCTTGGCCTTGCTGGCGCGCCTGCAAACCATCACGCCAAACCAGGGATACCGGACGGACGCGGGCACTCGCGTGCTCTCTGGGTGGTTTAACGAGCTGGTCAAGGAGCGGCATGAGGGCTTTCCGCTGATTGTCGTCCAGCCGGGCAAGGAGCAGCCGCCGGAGCATCTTGATGCCGCCGTTCGCTTCCATCGCGGCTTCGAAGTGGTAGGCGCGGTGCAAGGTGGGTATGACCACTATGAGGAGGCTCTGGAGGACCTACAGCTAGACCTTCTGGCGTGTCTGATGCCTGCCCCCAAGGGTCAGTTCCTGCGCTGGCTGCCCCGAGATCGCGGCATTACCGGGCTGACGTTGGGGGCGCCTGAGCCGTACCCGCCGGGCGATGGAGTGGCCGCTGCCGTGATTCGAATCCCTGTGTATCTGAAAACCATCATCGAGGCGTAACCCATGAAGAGCGATCCCCAGGTGCCGGCCTCGGTCGACGCCGCGCCGTCGGCTGCGCTGAACAAGGCGGTCGAGGTCACCCTGGTCAAGGTGCATTGGCACCAGGGCAAGGAGAAGGCGGCCGGCGAAAAGATCAACGTCAGCCCTGACCAGGTTGAATTCCTGCGCCGCGAAGGCGTGATCAAGAAGGAGGCCTGATATGGCTATCGAGAAAGAGACGTATGTGATCGGCGGACCCTTCAAGATCCGCGAGTCCGGCGCTACCACCCCCTTCCAGTTCGCTGGCCTGGTGTCCAGTATCCAGCAGACCATCGAGACCAACGAGATCACTTTGCCGGATACCACCACCCCGCAGGGCGGTGAGTACGATGCCGTTTCGCGCATCATTTCGGTCGGGTTGTCGATCAACTTCCGCGAACTCAAGACCAGCATCCTGGCTGCCTTGGTGTGGGGGGACGCCACCAACGTTCCTTCTGCCACCCATACCGACGAAGCGCACACCGCCGTTCCGGGAGGCACGATCGCGCTCGACTTCATGCCGCTGGAGATCACCAGCGTGAAGAGCGATGACGGCACCACGACCTACGAAGAGTTCGACGACTGGAACATGACCGGCGCCGGTATCGAAATCGTTGAAGGGGGTGCGATCTCTGCGGCTACGCCGATCAAGGTGACTTACAAGTCCGCCACCGTTGATGTGATCGAGGCGCTGACCAACAGCGGCAAGACGTTCGAATGCCTCTTCGAGGGTGAGAACGCAGCCGGTACCCAGCGCCGTATCCAGGCGCGCTATTTCCGGTGCCGCCTGAACCCGTCGAGCCAACAGGACTGGCTCAATACCGAAGACTTCCTCGCTGCCGAGGCCACTGCCAAGGTGCTGATGGACCCGACCAAGGTTGGCGCAGGAAAGTCGAAGTACTTCAACATCAAGAAGGAACTGGCGACGGTGTGACGCCGTTCATGCCCGGCAGGGACGCCGGATGTGGGCGAGCCCGCGTGGTGCTACAGTGGCGCCATTTAGGGAGGGGTTGAAATGTACTCTAGGTCGCGCGGATTTACCCTTGTCGAGCTGATGGTCATTGTCGTCCTTTTGGGTGTCATGGTCGCTTTCGCCATTCCGTCTTTTGTGAATCTCATAAAAGGCAACAGCACGGCCTCGGCGCGCAATGATTTGCAAAAGAGTCTCGATTATGCGCGCGCTATGGCGATGACAAATAAGACCGGTGCGCAGGTCTGCGTAGCTGATGGGACAATAACTATCAGCAATGCACGTAAAGCGGAAAAAATCATAACAGGCGGAAGCGGGGGCTCTGTTCAGTACGGATTTAAGTATGACTGGGAGGTCGCAAGTAAGCTCTCGTCTAAAGAGTACAAAGCTATTGGGTCCAATGGGCTAGATTCTGGCTGTGTTGTGTTTGCTTACAATGGTTCAATACCTGAGATTGCTAAGAAGGCGCCGAAGTCTCCTAAGCCGCCTCTTAGTTCTGAGGGTAAGTGTGACACCAGTTCTTCGCCTCCTCCATATGTAAATAAGGATGGATTCTTCGGCCGCTCGGATGGCTCTGCCGATCCGGAATGGGAGCTGATCTTCAACGGCGCCGGTTTCTATGTTGTCAGAAAGCCTGGAGGGGCTGACTTTACAAGTGAGCTGTCTTGGGACACTTCTGGCTGCTGATAGTTTTTTCAGTTACGGACCCCGCTATTTGCGGGGTTTTCTTTTTTATGGAGTCGAAAATGTCCACATTCACAGCAAGTCGGGTTGTTGATATTGATGGCGTTGAGTTGACCGTGCGGGAACTTAGCGTTGCGGATGTTCGAAAGCTAATGCAGGAGGTCAGTGACCAAGACCTCGTCAGTAATGCTCTCTTCGAAGATATCAGGCTTTCCGATCTGTGCCTGATGACGTCGGTTACGGAGAGCCAAATTAACGATCTCCGGCCTAGCCAACTCGCCAAGTTGCGGGATGCATGTAAAGAGGTGAACCCGCATTTTTTCGGAATGCTGGGCCGTCTCTCGAAACTCCGCGACAAGCCTTGAGGAGTTTGGAGCGCGCCATTTGCGTTCTGGTGAGGCTTGGGCATCACCACGTCCTTGAATATCCCTGGTCGCTGTTCTTGACCGCGCTGAAGGCTGAATGAAATGGCTGACGTAAAGATCCGGCTGACTGCTGACCTCGATGATGCGCTGCGCGAGGTGTCAGGTTTCCGCAAGGAATACGCCGAACTGGTCAGACAGGTCGCGCAACCTCTCAAGCGTTTAAACGATTTCACTGCTCTCGAAAGCACCCTTGAGGACACACAACGCCAGGCGCGCTCGGCGCGCGAGCAGATCCGCACGCTCGGCAACGAACTGGCATCGACGATCAGGCCAAGCCGCGAATTGCAGCAGGCTTACCGGGACTCCATTTCGGACTTGCGCAGCCTGGAGCGGGCAGAGACGGTCCAGATAGCTCGGCTTTCCGCGATGCGGCGGGAGTTGAAGCAGGCGGGGCTGGATACGAGGAGCCTGACATCCGAACGGCAGCGGCTCCAGCGGGAGTTGGATCGAAACCTCCAGGCTGGCCGGAATGATGCGGCCACCACCAGCCTCCGGCAACAGGCCGCAGCGATCAAGCAGAGCGCGATCGAACAGCGCCGCTTCAACTTGGAGCAAGCGCGCAGCAGCCTGGGAGTAGCCAGGGTGCGCGAACTGCAGGCTGCCATCGGGCAGTTGAACCAGCAATATCGCTTGCTTCGGTCCAGCGGAACGCTATCCACAAGGGAGCTTGCCGTTGCGCAGCGGGCGCTCAAGAAGCAGATCGCGGAGACCAAGAGCGAACTCAACTCGCTTGGGGCCGGCTCGCGGCTGTCGAGCATCGGCTCTCTCCGCGGGAGCGGCCCGGCACTGGCGGTTGCAGGTCTCGCCGCCGCAGTAGGCGCTGCAACGGCGAAGCTAGCGAACGGGGCCGACACTGTTGGCCGGCTTGATTCTAGGCTTGGCCTGGCAACCCGCTCGCAGGAAGAGTTCAACACCGCGCAGATCGAGCTCGACCGTATCGCCGATGATGTCCAGGGTGATGTCGGCGACCTCATCGGCCTTTATTCGCGGTTGCAGCGCCCGCTTCGGGATGCGGGCATGGATCAGCGCGCCGCCCTCGAAACCGTAGAGGCGGTATCCCTTGGCCTGAAAATCGGTGGAGCCTCTGCCGAGGAGTCGGCGTCGGTCATTACCCAGTTCTCCCAGGCTATTGCCAGTGGCGTCCTGCGGGGCGAAGAGTTCAATACCGTTCTGGAGTCCTCGGATCGAATTGCTGGCGCTCTGGCGGACTCCTTCGGGGTGACTGTTGGCCGGCTTCGTGAGATGGCTGCCGCCGGTGAGCTGACGTCGGAGCAGATCGTTATCGCGCTGCGGAAGGAACTTCCGAAGCTCCGCGAGGAGATGGCTTCGTTTGCGCCGGAGATCGGCGCGGGGCTGAACCGGATCTTTTCCGAAACCCAGAAATATTGGGGGCGCAGAGCGAAGAATACAGGCATCGTCGATTGGGTTGCGAACCAGTTGAACGATGTTGCCAAGTCGATCAACACGGCGACTACGCTGGTGAAAAAGGGCGAGGGCAGCCTCACGGCCACCCTCGCCGCCGAGAAGGCGCGTCAAGAGCAGATCGTGAAGCGCCAGAACGATGCCCTGAAGCGGGCTCGGGAACAGAACGTCGCCGATCTCCAGTCTGAGGTTGTTCGGACCAAGGCCCTCCTTGAACAGTCCACCAAGAACCTCAACGACGCGCTATCGCGCCAGGCAGATGTCCGCAAGGAGTTTGCCGACCTGGTGAAGGGTATCCAGGCGACGCCCACCTCCGGAACGCAGACCTTCGGTGATGCCACTGCGGCCCAGGCCTCGGCTCGCAACGCGCTGACCGCCGGCAACAATCAAAAGGCGATCGAGGAGGCGCGCCGCGCGCTGCAGATCCTCCAGCAACTGAAGGACGCTGGCGCGAACAGCTACGGCTTCGAAGGCGTGGCCAAGGAGGTGGAGCGCATCGCCAACAAGGCCGCAGAGGTCGAGGCTGGTAATGCCAAGGCTGCGGATGACGTCAACCGCCTGAACCTGGCCGACCTCGAGGAGCGCATCAAGGCTGTGCAAAACGTCGAGGTGTCGTTCGGAATGGACTTCGAAAGCGCGGAGACCTTGAAGCAACAGGTCGCCGACATCGCCGCCGGTTTGGCTGAGCAGCTCGTGATACCTATCACGCTGGTTCCGCCTCCGGAGATGGGCTTGCCTGGCGTGCCCAGCATCACCCCCAAGATACCCGGGTTTGCCACTGGTACGCAGAGCGCTCCCCCTGGTATGGCGTGGGTTGGGGAGCGTGGGCCGGAGTTGATGATGATGCGCGGAGGAGAGCGCATCTTCAACGCGGTGCAGTCGCTGCAGATGTCGCAGAGGTATCAACGAACTCTCCCCGAGATACCCGAGATTCCGACTGCGGCGCTTCAGCAGGCGAATCCGCCGGCAGCCATGCAAAACCTGGGATCGCTGACCCTCAACCTGGGTGGAGACGATGCCGGTTTCACCGTTTTCGGGACACACGACACGCTCCGAGATATACGCAAGGCCGCTTCGAAGTTCGGGCGGACGCGCCCAAAATGACCAAGCCCGCCTCGCGCGGGCTTTTTTATGGAGTTGTGAATGATCATTCCGAACGTGATGCTTGGGGGCGTACCGATCGTGATACACGGCGGCGCCCCGCAGTGTCAGTACCAGGCTGTAGATGGCGGCGTCGAGCGATTGAGGCTCAGCGGAGGTGCGGCAGTACAGATGACGCACTGGCGCAAGACGGCAATCACCATCAGCGGTTCAGGATGGATCGGCACGGGGATGCTTGGACTCGACTTCGACAACCCGTTGGAGCTGCGATGCAATGCGTCGCTTGGCATTTCCGGCCGTACTGCCGCCGACCGAGTATTCACAATCCCTGGAGAGGTTCGCCCCGATGCCAGTCCGTGGGGGCTGGCGCTGGTCGGCCGTGAGTGGGTCAGAACGGACGTGTCGTCCGCCGGCCAGGTGGTAACCGTGTCGGAGATCCCAGGCGCGCAACTCTACCGCGTCGAGTGGTGGCCGCTGTTCCACGTCTTCGCGTCCATCCCTCCTGAGGCGCTTGATTCTTCGAACAACAGCCGGACCTGGCAAATTGTCGCTGAGGAAATCTGATGCTCAACGGTGGACCGCTCAATAGCGCTGCGCTGAACTCGGCCGCTCACTCCGCTGTGCCTGGTCCTGAGCCGATCATCCCTGGCTACGCTTTCACATGGCGCCCAATCGTGCGCGTCGGCGATGACGACGTTACGCCGCTCCTGACCGGGGAGATCGAGGTCGATCGTGAAGAGGGGGCGGCTGGCGTCGCGTCCTTTTCGATCTATCTCGGCGACGGGCCTGTTGTCCCTACGGACTGGATCGGTCGAACCGTAACCATCGACTACGCAACGGAGACCGCGGGTGAACTGAGTCAGGGGCGACGGTTTACGGGGAGAGTTACACAGCCAGCCTGGAATCCTGTTCGGCGCGTCCTGGACGTCAGTTGCACGGACCAATTGCAGCAGCGTGTAGAGGCCATGGAGATTGCGGCCGTCGACGCCTTGGTCGGCGGCGCCTGGTCCGCCGATGTGTTCGAGCCGGTCGATGGGCGCTCACGATGGGACTACGCCCAGGAGCGTTTGACCAGCGTAACCGGGAGCTTGGACTGTTCGCCATATGGTGCTCTCCGCGTCACGTCATGGCTTTCGGTGGCGCCTGCCTACGAGTTCGGCCAAGGCTCTACGGTATACGGATCGCTTGCGGTCGAGTTGGCCGACCTGAGCTCGCAGACGAACAGGGTCGAGATCGAGTGCGACTACCGATTCAGCCGGCTCTGGCAGTTGAACGCCTCGTATGGTTGGCAGCACCCCGGCACGGGGAACGCTGTCGGCGAGGCGGGGTTCTGTAATTGGCGCGGCGACGACACCGAGTTACCGGATGTCGAGATGATCACCTCAGCGACCGAAAGCAGCGGCCAGACGTTGTTCTATGCGACCTGGTATCCACTGCCGCCCACGGGCGTCTACTGCAATCCGCCGGCGGCATGGAGAAATGACTTCACCGAGCTGCTGCTCGGCGGAAATTGGATAGCTGGCCGGCGCTGGGTGCAGTCCGTCACAGAGCGCTACCGGCTGGTCATGGAAGTTCAGCCGAGCGTGGCGGCGACAGGTCCGATTGTCGGTCGGCAGCGTGCCTCGTTCGAGATCGAGTCGGACAAGGCCGAGCGCTGGGAAAGCGACCCGATCACCGGCGGCAGCACCGGCCACGACGACGAGAAGGATGGCAACCGGCGTTTGTCCGCGCTGAACTGCTTGTTGGCCCAGGGCGCCACGACGCTCATTGCTGCGCACCGCGGCACGACCGTGACCTGGGATGTGCCGACGTCCATGGTCCTGCCGATCGATCTTGTACATACGCTCCGCCTCGATGATCAGGGCGCGCGTGCGGTGGGCAAGTGTCGCCGCATTGTCGACCGGCTCGACCTCGGATCCGGTAGCGCCCTGACCACGATCTCTATCGCGGTGATGCGAGGCGGGGGCGGCGCAGCAGACCCCCTTGTTCCTCCTGCTGGCTCGTCCGATCCCGTCAGCCCACCGTCGGGCGGGGGGCAGCTCTCGACGCAGCTTGGAGGACGCAACGGCAGTCCCGCGTATGACGATGAGGCGGATGGTTTCGCAGGCAACTGGAGCAACCGCGATCCCGGCGCTGAGTTGTTCCCGCGGCGCTTCTCGTTGACCGCAAGCGACATTCCGGAGACCTACCGGGACGAGCATGCGCCGGAGATCGCGGCCACCTACCGGGTATCCGTGCCTGATGACGTACTGGAGATGTAGCGATGGTGAGAGCCTGGATCAACAACTGGAAGACGACGCTGAGCGCCGGCCTTTCGCCTGGCGAATTGAGCCTGACGGTGCCGGATGCTGCCGCCGCGCTGCTGCCGCTCTCTGGCGGTAACTGGGTGCTGCTGACGCTGGCGGATGATGCCGGCGCTCAGCATGAGATCGTGAAAGCAACCGCGCGCGCTGGTGGGGTGGTGACGATCGAGCGCGCCCAGGAGGCCACCGCCGCCCGCCCCCCGCCGGGGGGG